CGTAACGTTATAAAAAGCAATGTGTCCTCGCGAGAGTCCCTCGCCTGTGAATCCAATGGTTGTTGACCTTGAGTCACAACTCATTGAAGAACAAGTTCAGTTCGTCCCTGAATTGTTTCGCACCGAGCCCATTACTCGTCCAAATTCCCCTTGGAATGAAATTTCAGCCAGTGATGCTGAACTTTATTTGCGCCTTACCGGCCGGGGTGTGCCGCTTGTTGACTTTCCTGATTTCCGCTCTCAAATGTTTGAGCCTCCTTTCACCAGAGCAACTGCTGGTACTATTTGGCATTTCAGCGATACTGACATTGAAGAGAAAGAACATGAAGAAAAATTCTTCCATACTGCTGTTCCTGAAGTGGAAATTTGCACTTGTTTTTATTGCCGAAACCCAACTCGGTATGATCTTCCTCCGCGTCCTACGCGTTTGAATCCTCGTCGTCGTATTAATCGCCGAAATCGTCTTCAGCACTCTCGTCAGTCATATCGTCAATGAATTTAGAACAATCCATTGCGTATGTCCATCTTATTTCCCTTCTTCTTCTTCTTCTTCTTCGTATTATTCTCCTTTTCCTCATTTTTAATGCCTCAATCCTATATTGGGGATATGTTGCAATCCGTAGGCGTAGTGCGGGCCTGGGCTATCTCGCTCTGGCAGCATACGTACTCGGTTACATTTTCGCTAATGACGGTAGTGATGGCACTAATGTGCACATCTTCACCGCTGTTATCGGTGCCATATCTTTGGTGGGGTATGTTCGCAGCGTCCACGTTGTCGCTGACGATTTTGGTGAGGAAGCAGTGGTCCCAGTATATGCTGAACCGCCGCCTGTTCTTCTTCAGACCGGGAGTCTCATGGCTGGGTGAATATTTCACTCAAGCGTGTGTCATTCTCGCGATCTATGGTCTCGCTCGTTCGATTTATAAAAGGTGGAATCGCAAATATCAGAGAGAAAGTTTGCCTACGGAAAAGAAAATCATCAAGATTTTTGATGGTTTATTCCTAGCAATTCTCCCATTGATGATTGCCGAGCGTGGATTTAAAGGTGTTTCTATTGTGTACTCTCATGTTAAAAGATGTGTTGGCATTATTTCTATGTCGACCAGTGGAGTTTCCTTCTTTCAAGATGTTTTTGGAGGGAAAACGCGCGCCCAACGCTATGTGCGAGACGCGACGGCTGTAGTCTATAACAGATTGGAGAGACGCATTAAGCAACATGAAGAAGATTCGAAGTCTTCTGGTGAGGAAAATCGTCCAGATTGGATGACAGGTTCCGACTCAGAAGAGGATGATTGGAGTGTCTTCAATGCTTTGAAGTTTTGGAGACAAGATAATCCTGATTGGGTCAGTCTAAAGTGTTATCTGAAAGGAAACAAAAAGACTATCCTATTGATTCTCACTTTTCTGTTTATAATTTGTTTGGTGATCATATGGTCATTGAAGAAATCAAAGAAACATGAAGAAAAGCCTGTGAAACAGGTGAAACCATGGAAATGGTTTGTGAGACGTCGTGATGTGGAGATAGAGAAACCTCATACGGGTATCTTTGTCCCCAATCATACAATTCCACAAGATGTGGTAGCGGATGTTTCGCGTTCTGAAGTCTTGGCAATTCACGATCCCAAAGAATATACAACTGAAGGTGATCGGCCAGATTATAAGAAATTGTATGCAGGGCTAAGCCAGCGTCAGAAGCGCAAGCTTGCATGGCAGCCTTGGAAGCTTTACGAAAAGGATTTTAATCCAAGTCGTCTTGATGAAGAAGACCGTCTTGATGACGGTTCTTTCGGTGGCCTGCGGGATATCCATGATTTGGATGATCCGTGGGATGCCGAAGTTGAAGAGAAATTGAGAGACATGAGAGAAGATGAAAATGAAGACTTTGGTGGAAATGAGTATGAAACACCTAAATACAATAAGGTATATGCAGATGCTGTCCGTGCAAATGCAAAAATTGCTCATCAATGGAAACCCACCAAACGTCATGGATTACAGGAGATTAAGCAGGCCACTGACGTGGCTTTGGCTAGTGCTCAGAAAGAATTATTTGATCTGCAACACTATGAAAAGGAATCCCTGGAAATCCAAAACCTAACTGCTCAGATTGTTGACACCAAGCTTGATCTTGAAAGTGTCCACAAATTGATCGAGAGTTTGAAGCAGGTGGCGAAAGATCATTCGATCACGCCACCGGAGATTGTTACAGATGTGACTGTCTTTGCGCCCAATAGTGACGCTACTCTCTCTACGACCAATATTACCATCTTTGAGGCTAAGAAGCCGACGTCCAATGAAGTGGCGAGCTTGACGATTGCACCCCTGCAAAAGGAGGCGCAGCCGCTAGATGGTGAACAGAAGGTTAATGAACTGGAGGCAGCTAAGAAAACTCAAGAATTTCTAGCTGAAGCTGCAAAGATACCAAAAGCAGTTACTAAGCAACTCGAGAAAAATTTAGTCGAGTGCTGGTATTGCCGCCAAGTTCAAAAGAAAACTCCTGCCGAGTATACAGGACATATTGCTGGCAAAGATTGCCCCTCTGTAAAAGGAGTCGCATGCCGCAACATGACCTCAACTGGGCAGTGTCCACGTGGTGACCAGTGTTGGTTTTCGCACGCTGTTCTATATGAACCGCCTCAGTGTATTGCAGATGCGTTTACACGGAGTCTAAAAGATGCGCGAATTCCTGTCATTGGAAAGCCCAAAAATGTGCAATCTATGCCTGCGCCTCACTATGTGAAGCAGAGCATGATTAACGGTAATCGCTTTAAGCCGATGGATAAAATCAAGGCTGTTGGCTGGGCGAATACGCGCTTCCAAAGTATGAATGTAATGAAGATGTGGAATCTTCTTATTACTTGCGAACACATTTTTTGGGAGGCAGAGGATGTCCTCTGTGCTGATCAAAAGGAGTCTATCGCATTCCATGTTAGAGTTAATGGTAAAGTTATCATTCTCAATATGACTCGCGATCAGGGCTTCCGAATTGGCACGGATCTCATTGCCTTTACCTGCCCACCGGAGGCCAAGGAAATGCATTGTTGCTATGCGCATGATGCAAAGGAAGGTGTGAAAAACACCCACCTTGCTTATGACAGCTTTGATGATTTTATGAAAGACGATCCGTCTTTTGATCAATCAGTTGTCGCCTCTGTTGGAGTAACTTTTGCTACGTATCCCAACTCTTCCAAATGGGGTCATTGTGCTGGTCCAGTCTTCGATGAAGATGGTTATGTGATCGGCTGGCACAATGGCACTGATGGAAAAGTGAATTATTTCATTCCTGTTAATGCAGATGTCCGCAAGTTGGCGCTGGGAAACTAGTGCCCCCCATTCCCCAATTTGCCGAATGGCAAGCTTGGTATGACTGCTACCTAGATCGGAAAATCTTTTCATCTCGAGGTATTTTGGTAGGTCAGGAGTGGGGTCCTTCTGTGCAAAGTGCTGAGTATTGTAAGCATTTTAACAAGGGACATGTGGATTATCTTGGAAGGTGCGTCAAATACGCACAATTTAAGGATCAGAGTCGTGAAAACACACCATGGAAGAAGTTCTGTGAAATTGCACATTTTGGATGGTGCAAGGATTCTCAACGAAGAAAGCTGTATCGTATGGTTGTGCCACGGTTAGAATATGGATTCAAATCAGTGTCAAAATATGATAAGGCACAGCCGCAGTTGGATCGGAAAGCATGGAATTTGGCTGGAGAGTGGACGATTGCCCACTTTTCACCATACGTCATGGGATCAAAGATCGTCGATGAAGAAGTTGTGATTCGCGAATGTGATAAGAGCACGAGCTCGGGCTACCCTTGGAATTTGTCTTTCCCTAAAAAGAAGGATTTTTTTGAGAGTGGTCCAACTCATGTTCTTCCTGCATTTTGGAATGAATTAGGACAGATTGATGAGATGAAGATGATGCCCATTTGGGTTTGTGCGCAAAAAAGAGAGCTTCGTCTCTCTGAGAAATTGGATGATGGCAAGGTGAGAACATTCACAGCCTCTCCTATTGAGCATGCGCTATCCTTAGCACGATTATGTTTGGACTTTAATAATAAGTTTTACGCTACAGCAGGAAAGCACTGGTCTTTCGTAGGTAGCAGTCCATTTCTTCGTGGTTGGCATAATCTTTATCTCCGATTGAGTAAACACCCGAACGCGTTTGAATTAGATGAGAGTGAGTATGACTCCTCTCTCTTTCGCGAGGCCATGTTTGGCCAACGAGACATTCGCTGGGAGATGATGCGTCAGTCTGATAAGGAAAATCCCGAGAATAAGCGTCGATTGTGGCGTTTATATGATCATATTGTTGATTCCGTGATTGTTCTTGAAAACGGTGAGCTGATCATGAAGCACACCGGTAATCCGAGTGGGAGTGCGAATACGATTGTTGATAATACTATGATTCTCTTTCGTTTGTTCGCCTACGCATGGATTATACAGGCGCGTCGGTTCAAGGTGATGAACCAGGTCGCTGTTGACGCAATGCGTGATGCAGATCCAGAACTGAGAAATTATGATTTACCAACATTTGGTGAATACTCAGATTTTATGGAACACGTCGAAGCTGCGTTAAACGGTGATGACAATACTTTTACTGTTTCGGATTTCGTTCGAGAGTGGTTTAATCCTAAAACTATTCGCGAGATCTGGAGCGGCATTGGTATTACTACCAAAACACCCTGTGATGAGCCTAGGAAGCTTGAGGAATGTCAATTTCTTTCTCATGGCTTTGTCAAAATTGGGGGATTATGGCTGCCGTGTCCTGACACAGATAGAGTTCTGTGTTCTCTTGAGCACGCTAGTCCAAAAGATGACCCTCGTTGGCATTTGATGCGTGCGCATGCGTTGCGTATGTCATCCTGGGCAAACACTGAATGCCGTCAAATTATTCAATCTTTTATTGAGTATCTTCGAAATGACCCTGAGTGGAGTTCGAAGCTTCATGGAGAAATTGATGGCATGGATATGAAAACTATTGATAGAGGATGGAAGATGAATCGCTATATCTGGGGCCTTTATTCTGGCTATGAAAGCGATGGTTGCGACCGAGTGTCTCCTGGTGACCTAGCATGTGCTAGGGCTTGTTTCGACTCAGTTTCGCGTGCTGCCTGAGCCAGAGTCCTGGCTTGACATGCATTCTACGAGAGCTGTCGATTCGGTGTGGAGCGCTAGTGTTGTGTGAAGATGTCCCATTAAATTTTGTCTTTACGAAATTTTAATGTCTTCTTTCTCTCTCTCTCAGTGCTTATCAACTCCAAATAGTGCTCCTCCTTTTCTTTTCTCTTTTGCCGCTCATGGCATTAATCGCTGTCATGGTTGTTCAAATCCAAATTGTTGGAAGGACGGCCATTTTGAGTATATCTCAGCGGCGGAAGAGAAAGAGCAGAAGGAATATGAAGATTCACAGAAGCTTTCTGACGAGAATGTTGGTCAGCTTCCTTGTGATCTTAAAAAGTTGCCGATTAGTGAGGAAAAGAAACCTGCTGTGGCAGGTTTCCTTCCCCTTGAATTCGTCGTTGACAACGTCTACGATGATACATGGTGCGATACAGAGATTTTTATCTCCCGCATGACCTGGAAAGGGCATGAAATGCATAATGCCAGGATCCCAATCGGTAAGCAGGAAATCGATCGTTCCTCCTTTGACCTTGCTGGGTCAACTTATGAGATCGTGTTCTGCGGTAAGCGAACAGAAAAGTACCATGCTAATGAATTGCTTGGCTCCAATGGTGAAAAGACCAATACTGGGGGCCATTCATGGTGGGCAGATGAATCAGCGGATCGTTCATTAAGATTTCTTCCCATTGGGAAGAAGAAGAACGCTGATACGAGTCATGAATTCGGTGATGACGCCGGAGGCTCGTATGGATTTGAATTTTCATTTCCACATCAAAACTACAATCATTGGAAGGATTCTTCCAATTTCAAGTTGCATGGGAATTACTGTGGGCCGGGACATACTGGTGGTCCTACCTACGGAAACGCGAACTTCAATGCTCAGCCCATTGATAAGCTCGATGAAGGGTGCAGAGCGCATGATTATGCGTATTTCAAAGGCGACAATATTGGCGCTGCTGATCTGGCACTTTCGCAGGCTGCGTTCAGTTCAATGGACGAAACTCCTTTTCTTGGATTTGCAACAGGTGTTGGAATGTTGGCAAAATATGCTGTGGATCAATTTGGTCCAGCTGGCCCCTCATTTGGTGGCCAGAATTCCACACCAACAACTGCAATGGATGCGTTGCAATTCCCCGACATCCGTTCTACCTTCAGAATGAAAGATACTGCTGAGGTGCTTCGTGGTGCAGACCACAATGACACTTCTAGTGGCTCCCATGGGGAGTTCACTGAAGGAGATGGTGTGAAAGGTGGAAGAAAAGGACTGAAGAAGTCAGAGAAGAAACTTGCAAAGAAACTTTCGTCAAAGTTTGGCAAGAAAACTGCTTCTAATTTCAAACGGCAGATACGTTCTGCTGGGATGAAGGGAACGAAGAGAGGACAATCTGGTGGAATTCGCAGCAATGTGATGCCTACTCAGTATCAAACTACATCAACAGTCGTGCCGTACTACAAGACCGTCAAGGCAACGGGTAGCGGAAAAACTGTCGACACATTGGTGAGTTTGGGTCAAGTCAATTTGACTGGCTGTAAAAATGATGGAACCAATTTTCTTGTTGGTAACGTCATCTACAGCATTCCTTTGGACAAGACCGCCTTTTCGGGCCAGACGATTTGTGATGATTTCGATAATTTCGAAATGTACAGGATTGAAGCAGAAGATTTTGCTTTCATTCCCAGCGTAGGTTCAACTACAGCTGGATCGATTTGGTTCACTTCGGATCCAGATGCCACGGATGTGTTAGCTATCGGGCAAACCGTCTCGACTCAATTTATTGTTTCACATGAGAATCCAGTGAAGCATACCCTTTGGCAGGGGGCTTGTCGCGGGCCGATAAATGTCAATCGCAAATGGCTGTATACAGATGCAGCCTTCGTGACCGCGAACAGCAATGGTGTGAATAGCTCCGGTGGAGAGACTCGTCTCTTCACGGCTGGAGTTTTCAATGTGATTTGTGGTGAAAATTTGGTTGATTCATTGACAAGTGTGGGAGAGTTATTCTTTCGAGTTAAAGTGTCTTTCAAGGACACTCAACATGCAGATACCTCCAAACTCATTTGCAGTTTTAAAGGGTGGCATTCCACCACCATTCAAACTGTAGGTTCAGGATCGTTTAATCCTTTCCTCAGCCTGATCAATACAGCCAATGTCGCACCTCTGATGCAAACCAATTTTGAATATTGCTATAATCCACGCAATTTCAATTATCTAGCTGGCACATTTAATTTACCAGTTGGTACGTATTTATTCACGACTTGGATGTCGTGTCAGAGCACCACTACTGTTACTGCAGCACCAACTTATTCTGGTTCAGTTACCAATGCTACTTATAGCATGTTGGATGTCGGTATGAATTTAGCTGCTGATACCAATTCACCTGAGTTCTCTTTCACTGCTGCCGGTGGGCATTCGCTCACTGGTGCAATTCCGTTGGTTAGTACGAGTGTGCTGCGCATTACTGAAGCAACAACCTTGCTTGCGTCACACGCCAACAACTATACCAACAACGTGAACGCTGGAGGAATCGTGTATGCATATCATTTGCAATGCATGAGAATTCCAGAGTTCATGAACTTGCCTACCGCAATGTTTTTTCCTATTGGAAATAATACGACGGTGGTCATGTTGGATGAAAAGAAAATTCATCAACAACGCCTTCTTAGTGCAAAGAAGGCTCTTCAGACGATCTACGAGCATGAGAAATTCGTGGATGAGGAGAAGAAATGGAAGAATGACGTCCTCCATGATTTGTCTGAGGATGAAGAGGCGATTGATCGCGCTCTTGAAAAAGAATATGCTGAAAGCAAAAAGATTTGCGCATCTGTGCCGGAGAGTGAATGTTTGCTCACCGATTCACAGAAGAAGTATTTGTTGAAGAATCCACATTGGACCTTCAGCGATGCTCGCTGTCTTGATTGGAAGGCGGTTGATGGTAAGTTGACATGCGTTGACACCGATACTGCCGCTATCAAGAATGCGCAAAGGGTTCTTGATGTTGCGCAACAGGCTAAGGAATTTATCCCTTGCCCCACGCTTGATCCCAGATATACGACAGGAGAAGAACCTGATTCCCCAGCTGAGCTGGTTGAGAATCCACTTTCTAAATCTGTGCATTTGTCTTCCTCTGCTGCTACTTCCCTTCTCTCCTTGCTTTCTGGCAAGAAGTGAAATTTGTTCTTCAGTTAGTATATAACTTTCTGTTTCTTTGTTATGTTTTAAAAGCAACATATGTCCATAGTGTGTCTAATCCTTCCAATGGTTGACTACCATTCGTGAAGTCTCCCAAGACGCATGAAGGCCGGGCAATAAATATAAAATGCTTTTCGTTCTATGTATGACGTGATGGTATACTCTTTCTTGAGAGGCTACCAACCGCTAAGGCGTAGTGGGTACCAAATTGGACCCTT